ATGATTGGAAGGCGGCGCTCAACCGCTTTACCATCCAGTTCGAAGGCCGCATTCCTCAGCTTTAAAACGATCCCGTTTACACAAAAGTCTGCACAAGCCCGATGGATCACCTCCCCGATAGCTCTCTTAATCATGAGCTGAGATTCGTTTCCTTCTCGACTCCAAGTGTCACCACCCCTAAGGCCAAGGTAATGCTCGATATCGAGGTACGACATAAACACTTCGAGATCTAGAGACTCCTCTTGCTGACCCGATACGCCACAGTCAGCACAATAGCTGAGATAGTTTCTAAGATCACGATGGAACTTCGTATCGGTACCGTGTTTCTCTTCAATGGCTGCACGAACTAGAGGGAAAAGCTCGCTTGCCACCGGCAGCCCCGCAGACCGCGAAAAGCCCGCGCCGAGAAGATAGATTCGGTAACCAGGGTGGGTTGAAGAGGGCATTTTGGATGACTGACTGTGTGTTGGAAATTGAACTTTGATAAAACCTAGAACATCCTGCGGCTTCCGGCGGAGCTTCATCATGCTCGCCAGCAATCGAAATCCAGACAACCTCTTCATCAATCGGCACTTCATTGATGCTTTCACTTATATGGCCGACGAATGGACCGCCATGATAATTCAGTCTCCGAAGCTACAAGGTCCGCCTCGGGTTGCGAATACAGACATTGGGGAAAAGGGCATCACTCAAGTCTGAGGAAGGTTCGCCTTTAAGTAGTTGATAAACGACGTACAGGAAAGCAAGAAATACTTTGCTTCCGCCTGGCGTAACCCCGACTCCTCCAGCATCGCATGACGGATTCCCTCGGCGTCATTTGTGTATCCGTAAAGCTTCGAGAATCCATCTTTGAGCGCCGGGTGCAGATGGCCGCTCTTCTCCAAAACCTTCAGTGCATCGCCTAGCGTCGCCTTTTGATTTCCTGAGACGACGCGCGCCATGGCCTCCACCGCAGAGATGGATTCCTTGATTGAGTTGCGGTAGTCGGGTTCTTTACGATCCGCCAGAAGCACCAGCGCCCTTTCAAGATGAGCCGTAACTGGCGCAAACCGTGTATCTGCTAGGGCCTCAGCGAGCATCTGCTTTTCTAGGGGATCCGTTATATCCACGAGGATACCGTCAATGAACGCGTAGCCAGCCAGCTCCCGCTGGAGAATGTGGTTGAGCGTGCGGATCAACTGGACTTTCCACTGTGCAAATCTTTCAACCAAAAACTGAAGAAGATCGTAGACCTCGTTCCATTCGCAGGAAAAGAAGTACTCACGAATAGATTCGAGAATCTTTCCCGGACGGAGATGGTATGAACCAGTGGGTCTCGAATCGACGGGCAGTTTGAAATAGTCAGCCCAGAGAATACGGCTGAACCAATCAATTTCTCCATTGACCCCATCCTTCCCGAACATAAACCCGCCAGCGGACCAGAAGACAGAATCCAAAGCATTCCAAAGGGAGTTGCGTAAAGCATCATTCATCGCACCAACCTGCACGACGTCTGCAACTTGCCTGATGCCCTGACGCTCACTGAAAGACTTCATAGACTACGCCCCCTTCGACCACGTAAGGGTCGCCACAAAATGCCAACAATACCGACCGTAGCAAATCGACCACTTGAGCCCATCTCACCTTTGCTTAAGTGTAAAAGCTCGCTTCGTAGTCACTCACTCCGAATACGACATGATCAAGCATAAATTCTTCTGAAATACATTCGACCAGGGGGTCTACTTGAAATCGACTTCGGATCAGACTACGCCCCATTCCAGAATATAGCCATGTTCTGAAACCCGCGCGACAGAACTGCCTCTCAGTGCGAATCGCCGGAGTCTTCCGCAGCATGCACCGCATGCACGAAGACCCCAGCGCCCTCATCAACCTGATCCGCTACGGCACCGTCCAATCGGTGGACGTGAGCCGCGCGCGCATGACGGTGGTGGTCGGTGGGCTCACGACGAAGCCCATTCCCTGGGTCGCGCCGCGGGCCGGCGCCACGCGCACATGGTCACCGCCCTCCCCCGGCGAGCAGGTGCTCGTGCTCTCCCCGGGCGGCAATCTAGGGGCCGCCGTCGCGCTGACCGGCATCTTCTATGACCGGTATACGCAACCATCGGAGGGCACCGCCGACAACGTGCTGATCGCCTTTGGCGACGGCGCCGTACTGCTCTATGACCACACTGCGCACCTGCTCAAAGGTACGTTGCCAACCGGCGGTCGCGTCGAACTCACCGCGCCGGGCGGCTTCCACCTGGTCGGCGATGTGGCCGTGGACGGCCGCCTCCATGTCACGCAGGCGGCCACGTTCGATCACACCGTGCATGCGGCCCAGGACATCACCAGCGACGCCGACGTGAAGGCGGGCGAGATCAGCCTGCGCGACCACCCCCACGGTCAGGTACAGCCCGGCTCGGGCCTGAGTGGCAAGCCGCAGCCATGACGGGCATGTCGCGTACCACCGGCGCCGCGCTTTCGGAGATCGAGCACATCTCCCAATCCGTCGCCGACGTCCTGACCACGCCGCTGGGCAGCCGCCTGGCGCGACGCACCTACGGTAGTCGCGTGTTCGACCTGCTCGATGCACCGGCCAACGCCGCTACCCGCGTGCGTCTGTTCGCCGCCACCGCGACCGCCCTCATGCGCTGGGAGAAGCGCCTCACCGTGCAGCGCGTCGCGCTGACGGCTATCGACGGCTTGCAGGGGCGCTTCGCCCTCGACATCGGTGGCCGAGTGGCGACGACCGGCGGCGCCGTGTCGCTGAGCGTGCCCTTGACCCGAGGTGACGCCGCATGACCAGCGCCATCCAGCTTGACCGCCTGCCGCCGCCGGATGTGGTCGAACCGCTCTACTACGAAACGATCCTAGCGAAAGCCAAAGAGCAGTTTGCGGCGCTGTGGGAGCAACAGCAGAAGCGCGACACCTCTCTGCCGGACATCGACCTCTCGCGCGAATCCGAGCCGGTCGTGAAGATCCTGCAGACCGTCGCCTACGTGGCGCTGGGCCTGCGCCAACGCGTCAACGACGCGGCGCGGGCCAACTTCCTAGCCACTGCCAAGGGGGCGGACCTCGACCACATCGGCGCCTGGTACGGCGTCGAACGCCTCACCCTAAGTCCCGCGAAGCCTGAGCTGGCTATCCCTGCCGTGATGGAATCGGACGACGCCTTGCGCGAGCGTATCACCCTGGCGCCGGCCTCGTTCTCGGTGGCCGGGCCGGAGGCCGCCTACGTCTTCCATGCACGCAGTGCTTCGGGTGACGTGCTCGATGCCAGCGCGATCAGCCCGCAGCCCGATGACATCCGCGCCGTGGTTGCTGACGTCCTGGCCCGTCACGGTGCGACGCCGGCCTTGGCTGCCGATATGCAGGCCGCCTTGGCGGCGGCGCGCTGGCCCGGCGAGGTGATCGTGTCGGTGTTGTCGCGCCAGGGCGACGGCCAGGCCGACCCCGCTCTGCTTGCCGCCGTGGCCGACAATGTGAGCGCCGACAATGTGCGGCCTCTGACCGACTTCGTCACCGTGCAGTCGGCCGACATCGTGCCCTTCCAGGTCCGCGCCACCCTGTGGACCTATGCCGGCCCCGATGCCGATATCGTCCGCGCCGCATCACGCGCGAGCCTGGATACCTACCTCGCCGAGGCCAAGCGCCTGGATCGGGATATCACGCTGTCCGGGCTCTATGCCGCCTTGCAGGTGGCCGGCATCCAGAACGTGGAACTGGACGAACCGCGCGCCACGCTGGTGATCGGCCCGACCCAGGCTGCGCACTGCACCGGCGTGGAACTGGCCTATGGGGGTATTGGTGGATAGCCTCCTGCCGCCCAACAGCACGCCGCTGGAGCGCACCCTCGAACACGTCACGCTCAACGCCCTGGACGTGCCGGTGCCGCTGCGCACGCTCTGGAACGCCGACACCATCAGCGGCGAGCTGCTGCCGTGGCTGGCTTGGTCGTTGAGTCTCGACAGCTGGAAGAGCTACTGGTCCGACACGGTCAAGCGCAACCGCGTGCGCCAGGCCATCGACATCGCGCGTCGCAAAGGGACGTCGCAGTCGGTGCGCGATGTGGCCGCCGCCTTCGGCGGCGCCATCAGCATTCGGGAATGGTGGCAGACCGAGCCCAAGGGCGTCCCGCACACCTTCGACGTGGTGCTGACGCTGACCGGCGACGACGGCGCCGACGCCAGCGCCGCCTACGTCGACGACGTCATCGCCGAGATTCGGCGCACCAAGCCGGCCCGGTCGCACTTCACCTTCACCCAGGGCTTGCAGGCCCGCGGCCGAGTCGGCGTGGTCGCCGCCGCTCGGCCCGTCGCCTACGCGCATCTGCAATTCACCGGAGCCGCCTGAGATGGCCCTCACCCTCACGATCACGCCCGCCGGACGCGCGGCACTGGTTAACGCCCAAGCCGATGGCACCAACGCTGTACGCATTGCCCGCGTCGGGCTGACCGCCACTGCCTTCGTGCCCGGCCAACCCCTTCCGAACGAGATCAAGCGCCTCGCCAGCGTTGCCGGCGGCGCGACCGCGAAGGACACCGTCCACGTCACCGTGACGGATGCGGGCACGGACGTGTACACGGTGCGCGGCTTCGGCTGGTACCTGGACGACGGCACGCTGTTTGGCTCCTACGGCCAGGCGAACGTGATCGTGGAGAAGTCCGTGCAGTCCACCCTGCTGCTGGCCACCGACGTGCAGTTCGCCGACGCGGACGCCACACAGATCACCTTCGGCGACACCACCTTCAACAATCCGGCGGCCACCCTCGACACGCTGGGCGTGGTGAAGCTGGCCGGCGACGAGGACGCCACTGCCGGCACCGATACGCAGCGCGCTGTCACGCCGAAGTCGCTGCTCGCCGCTCTCAACGCCCGCCTGGGCGCCGCTGCGCCCACCGCGTTCGTGAAGAAGCTGCTGGGACTCGCCACCGCCGCGGCCTTCCGGCTAGAGCTGGGCCTCAAGGGCGCCGCCTTGAAAGACGACGGTCCCGGCAACGGCTTGGATGCCGACACGCTCGACGGCCAGCACGGCGACTACTACCGCGCCTGGGCCAACCTCACCGACAAGCCGACGACGTTCACGCCGAGCGCGCATACGCACCCGTGGTCGGACATCACCAATCCGCCCGCGCAGGCGAGCCGCTGGCCGGCCTGGTCGGAGGTGACAGCCAAGCCCGATACCTTCACCCCGGCGCCGCACTCGCATGCCTGGTCGGACATCAACAACCCGCCCATGCAGACCCAGCGCTGGCCGGCATGGAGCGAGGTCACCGCCAAGCCGACCACCTTCGCCCCGTCGGCGCACACGCACGCCATCGGCGATGTGACAAACCTGCAAACCGCGCTCGATGCGAAGGCACCGACGCAGAGCCCCGTGTTTCAGGGTACCGTGGTGGCCGCCGGGGGCGCGGTGCAGATCGGCGCGACCGGCGGTGCCTATGCCACCTTGAAGAACGACGGCGCCCTGGCCCTGAACGGCGGCACCGCCTACGCCCTCGCACGCATCGGCGCGAGCAACACATCGGTCGGCACGCGGCTGACCAACGGCCTCATGCCCTCCATCGACGGCATCGCCGGCACGGGCCTGGAAGGCTCACCGCCCCTACTCGTCGCCAACGGCGGCAATGCCTCCGCCTCGGCCGTGATGGCCTTCCTGCGCGAAAGCGTCGCCGGTGGCTTCCTCGGCCTGGACACCGACAACGTGCTCAAGTGGGGCGGCTGGACGATGGGCCCCGCGCGGCGTGTGCTGCACGACCGCATCCGCGACGCCGTGCTCGATGGCACCACCTGGGTGGAAGACCTGCGCGTGGTGGGCAATCCCGTCTGGCACAGCGGGCAAATCTCGTTCGCCGCCCAGGGCAACGGCTGGATGAAGTTCCCCAACGGCTTCCTGGTGCAGTGGGGGATGTATCTCTCCGATGCGCCGTGGAACGAAGGCACGGGCCCCGCGCTCAGCTTCCCCATCGCGTTTCCCAATGGCTGCCTCTCCGTGCAGGTCAGCGACTATCTGACCAACGTCGGTGGCGCGGGCTGGTCGCAGTACGACGACAGCGCGCAGCTCACCGGCTGGGACCGCACGCACTTCACCACCTTCATCCAGTTCCCTGGCGGCGCCAACGCCAACCGCTGGTGCGGGCTGACTTACTTCGCCCTGGGGTACTGAATGGCCTACTTCTACGACATCGTGCACGGCGGCTTCTATTGCGACGCCGTGCATGGTCCGCGCACGGTGCTGGTCCGCGATCCCGACTGGACACCGGACGGCGATGACACGCTCGCCGATGGTCCGCTGATCGAGCAGGCCAATCCGCACTGCACGCTGCCGCCGGCCAGTGACCTGGTCGTCCTAAGCGAGGACGCCTACCGCGCGCTGCTGGAAGGCCAGAGCCGCGGCAAACGGATCGTCGTCCGCGATGGCGCGCCCACGCTCGCGGATCCGCCGCCGCCGACCACCGAGCAGATCGCCGCGCGCCTGCGCGCCCAGCGCGATGCCTTGCTCGCCCCGATCACCGATGCCCTGCAGCGCCACGTGCTGCAAACCACCTACGCCCAGCCGACCACGCTGACCGACGCCGAGGCGTCGGCGCTGGCGGCCTATGCCCAGGCGCTGCGCGATGTGCCGCAGCAGGCGGGCTTCCCGCACACCGTGGCCTGGCCGGACGCTCCGGCACCGACCGACACCCTCCCCGCCACCTCCGAGGCCTAAACCATGTCCACCGCCTATCACCACGGCGCGCGCATCCAGGAAACCAGCGACGCCCCGTACGCGCTCAAAACCGTCTCCACCGCCACCATTGGCTTTGTCGCCACCGCGTCGGATGCCGATGCGACCGCCTTCCCCCTGGACACGCCGGTCCTGCTCACTCAACCCAAGGTTGGCCTCGCCAAGGCCGGCACCAAGGGCACCCTCGCCCGGGCGCTCAAAGCCATCGCCGATATCGTGACCTGCCCGATCGTGGTCGTGCGCGTCGCCGAGGGCGTCGATCCGGCGGCGACCACCTCCAACGCGGTGGGCACCGTCAACGCGGAAGGCCGCTACACCGGCCTGCAGGCGCTGCTCACGGCGGAAGTGCGCACCGGCGTGCGCCCGCGCATCCTCGGCGCGCCGGGCTTGGACACCAAGCCCGTCGCGGACGCGCTGGTGACGGTCGCCAAACGGCTGAAGGCTTTCGCCTATGCCACCTGCGACGACTGCACCACCTTGGCCGATGCCAAGGCCTACCGCGAGGGCTTCGGCGCCCGCGAGCTGATGCTGCTGTGGCCGGACTTCACCACCTGGGACACGATGGCCAACCGTGAAGCCAAGGCCCTGACCGTGGCGATGGCACTGGGCCTGCGCGCGAAGACCGATCAGGTCGCCGGCTGGCACCGCGTGCTCTCCAACATCCCCGTCGATGGCGTGATGGGCATCAGCGCCGACGTCTACTTCGACTACCTCACCGAAGGCACGGATGCTGACCTGCTCAACGAAGCGGGTATCACGACCCTGGTCAAGCGCAACGGCTTCCGCTTCTGGGGCTCGCGCACCTGCGACACCAGCACCTACGTGTTCGAGTCCTACACGCGCACCGCCCAGGTGGTGGCCGACACCATCGGCGAAGGCGTGTTCGAGTACAGCGACAAGGCCATGCACGCGAGCCTCGTCCGCGACCTGATCGATGCGATCAACGCCAAGCTGCGCGCCCTCACCCGCCAGGGCGCCCTGCTCGGCGGCCGCTGCTGGTTCGACCCGTCGTTGAACGAGACCGCCGACATGCAGGCCGGCAAGCTCGCGCTCAACTACGACTACACGCCGGTGCCGCCGCTGGAAGACCTCACGCTGCGTCAGACCTTCACCGACGTCTACATCGCCGATCTCAAGGCGGCGATCACCTCCACCAACAACGCCTGATCGGTGCAAGGAACGGAACCATGAAGCTCCCGAGCAAACTGAAAAACTTCGACCTCTTCCAGAACGGCGAGTCCTGGCTGGGCCTGGTGCCGAGCGTCACGCTGCCGAAGCTGACCCGCAAGATGGAGGACTACCTCGCCGGCGGCATGGCCGGCCCCGTCGACATCGATCTCGGGCAGGAAAAGATCGAGCTCGCCTTTACCGCGGGCGGCATCCTGCGCAGCGCGCTGGAACAGTACGGCGCCACCGCGGTGGATGCCGTACAGCTGCGTTTCGCCGGGGCGTACCAGTCCGACAGCAGCAGCGGCTACAACGCCGTGGAAGTCGCGGTGCGCGGCCGCTACAAGGAATTCGATCCGGGCGACGCCAAGACGCAGGCCGACACCGAGCACAAGTTTTCCGTGTCGTGCGCCTACTACCGCCTCAGCATCGACGGCGTACCCGTGATCGAGATCGACATGCTGGCCAACAAGCTGGTCATCGACGGCGTCGATCGCATGGCCGCGCAGCGCGCCGCCATGGGCCACTGGTAACCCGTCCCCCTTCACCTAAGGAATCCCCTCATGAACGACACCACCATGCCCGTCATCACGCTGGACGAGCCGATCCGTCGCGGCGACCAGACCCTCACGGAAGTGCGCCTGCGCAAGCCCAAGGCCGGCGAGCTGCGCGGCACCCAGCTGGTGAACCTGCTGCATATGGACATCGCCGCGCTGGAAATCGTCCTGCCGCGCATCACCGTGCCAACCCTCACCAAGCACGAGGTGGGTCAGCTCGATCCGGCCGACATCACGCAATTCGGTTCGGAGCTGGCCTCTTTTTTGTTGACGAAGGCCAAGCGGGAGGGCTTCCCGTAACGGTCGAAGACGCCATGGCCGACATCGCGGTGGTCTTCCATTGGCCACCACCGACGATGGACGGCATGGACGTGAGCGAGTTGGTGCAGTGGCGCGAACGCGCCCGGTTGCGGAACGGCGGCGAGGACTAGCGTGGATCTGAAACTCAGTGTCCTTTTGAACATGATCGATAAGGTGACCGCGCCCTTGCGCGGCATCGCCGGCAGTTCCGCCGCCACGTCCAAGGCACTGCGCGAGACTCGCCAGCGCCTCAAGGACCTGCAGAAGGCACAGGACGACTTGAAGGGCTTCCGCCAGCTCAAGGCAGGCACTCAGGCCCTGGGCACCCAGCTAGCGGCGGCGCGCCAACGCGCCACCGAGCTGGGGCGCGCCCTTGCCAGCACCACGAACCCGACCCGGCAGCAGACCCGGGAGTTCGCCGCGGCGAAGCGCCAGGCCGACGCGCTGGGCGTGCAGTACCAGGCCAATGTCCGCCGCCTGCAATCCCTGCGCGACGGCCTGGGCGCCGCCGGCATCCATACGCGCAACCTGGCCGGCCACGAACGGCGGCTACGCGACGACATCGCCGCGACGAACGCCCAGCTCGGCGAACAGCAGAAGAAACTCGGCGCGCTCACCCAGCAGCAGCAAAAGATGGCCGCGGCACGACAGAGCTTCGAGCGCAGCTCGGCGACGGCCGCGCACCTCACCGTCGGCGGCTATGCCACTCGCGAGACGGGCAAGCACGTACTCGGCGCGATCAGCCCGACCATTGACGAGGCGAAGGCCTGGTCGATGCAGGTGGCGCAGCTGCGCGCGATGGGCGTGGGCGATGCCATGGTGACCGATGCGGTGAAGTTCGCCCGCGCCCAGGACATCATGGGGACGAGCGCGACCGAAACGCTCAAGCTACTGAAAGAGTCCTATAGCGTGCTGCGCGACATGCACGAAGCGGAGGCGGTTACGCCGTACCTGGCGCGGATGAAGTTCGGCATCGAAACCGTGATGGCCCAGGGCGGTCACGGTGAGGGCCACGGCGCGACGGCCGAAACGATGTTCATGGACCTGCTCAAGGTGGCCGAACTGCGCGGCGCCGCCAAGAGCCCGGAAAGTTTGAAGCGCGTGCTGGACTTCGCCACGCAGGCCTACGTCGCCTCGGGCGGCTTGGTGAAGTCCGAAGACCTGCTCAACATGATCAAGACCGGCGGCGTGGCCGCCAAGCAGTTGGACGATCAGTCGTTCTTCTTTGGGCTGCTGCATACCGTGCAGGAAATGGGTGGTCACCGCGCCGGCACGGGTCTCGCCACCGCGTACCAGAATTGGGCGGCCGGCCGATCCACCCGGCAGTCCGCCGATGAGCTGTTCCAGCTGGGCCTGCTCAAACCCGGCGCCATCGAAGTCCATGAGAAGACGGGCCACCTCAAGAAACTGCTGCCCGATGCACTGAAAGAGGGCGACCTCTATCGGAGCAACCCGTTCGAGTACTTGATGACGCGCGTCATCCCGAAGCTCAACCCGGACGGCCAGCTCTCCGACCAGCAAGTGGTGAGCAAGATCAACGCGCTGTTCTCGGGCCGCAAGGGCGGCGACCTGTTCGCGTCGCTGTTCATGGAGCGCGCCAACATCGCCAAGCACCTGGCTGCGGCACCCAAGGCCTACGGCGTCGATGCGCTGTACAACCTGGCCGGCCAGAACGCTGCCGGCCAGGAAGCCGAGCTGCTGGCCCGCAAATCGGACCTCTATCGCGAGTTGGGGGAGCAGTTGCTGCCGCTGTACCTGGCGGGTCTCGGCAAGCTGGTCGGCGTGCTGCGCGGGGTGAATACCTGGTCGCAGCGTCACCCGATGCTGGCCAAGGGCATGGGGGTGGTCGCCGGCAGTGCGGGCGTGCTGCTGGCCACGGTGGGTAGCCTGATGGTCGCGCTGGGCGGCTTGCTCGGGCAGTTCGCGCTGCTGCGTTATGCGATGCGCTTGGGCGGCTTGCGCCTCGGCGCACTCGGCGGCGAAGGCGGGCTGCTGTCGCGCCTGCCGATGCTCGGGCGCCTCTTCCCCTCACTCGCCACCGGCGCCCGGGCGGCGATGCTGGCGATCACCGGCGTGAGCCTGCCGGTCGCCGCGCTCATCGCCGTAGTCATCGTCGCGGCGCTCGCCGTGCGTCGCCACTGGCAACCGATCTCCGCCTGGTTCGCCGGGGTGTGGGAAGGGATCGGCCAAGCGGTGGGGCCGGTGTTCGCCGACATCGGCCGCGCGCTCGCGCCGCTTAAGCCCGCCTTCGACGTGATCGTCGGTTGCCTGGTCAGCGTGTGGCGCTGGATCACGCAGCTGCTGGAGCCCATGCAGGCCACCCAGGAGCAGATGACCAGCGCCCGTGCGGCCGGCGTGGCGTTCGGGCAGCTGGTGGGCGCGGCGATCCGCGGCGTGGTGCAGGCCGCCACCTTCGGCGTGCAGATGTTCGTAGCGCTCGGCGAAGCCATCGGCACCGCGGCGGGCTGGGTGGTGGTGCATTGGGAGCCGGTCAAGGCCTGGTTCGCCGAGATGTGGCAGAGCGTGGAGAACGCCGCGCGCAAGACGCTCGACTGGATCGCCGAGAAGCTCGGCGCGGTCCGCGAGTTGATCGATCGCATTCGGCATCTGGGGCAGAACAGTCCGGTGACGCAACCGGGCACCACGCCTATCGACTGGATTACCGGCGATGACCAGGAGAAGGCCCACAAGATCGCCGATGCCATCGCTCGCACGCCGCTGGCGAGCGGCGAGCCATCAGGCCAGGGGGCCAGTCTGGTCAGCCCCACCGCACCGGTAGGCGTACGTCCACCGAAGACCGTGGTCATGCAGGGCGACCAGGTCACGATGCACGTGGACGCTCGCGGCAACGATCCGGACGTAGTGCGCCGCCAGGTCGCCGACGCCATGGCCCGCCACGAGCGCAGCAAGCAGGTACGCGCACGCTCCGCCTTTAGTGACGAGGATTGAGAATGGATGGGATGGTCTTGATGGCTTTCGGGCCGTTCGTGTTCGGCATGCGCACCGCGGCCTACGAGGAGCTGCAACGGCAGATGCAGTTCAAGCACGCCGCTAATGCCCGGCTGGGCAAGCGCGACGCGTACCAGATCGTGAGCCCTGGCACCGAAATGCTCACGCTGTCGGGTGTCATCGCACCAGAAGTGTCCGGCACGCTCGCGTCCATCACGCAGCTGGAAACGATGGGCAGCGAGGGACGGGCCTACGTCCTGGTCGACGGCGCCGGCCACATCTACGGCGTGTACTTCATCGACAGCCTGCAAACCACGCAGAGCGCGATCCACAGCGACGGCACGCCGCGGAAAGTCGCCTTCTCGCTTACGCTGTGCCGCAGCGATGAGGAGCCTGCCGACGAGGCCAGCGACGACCTTGCTGGCGGCCCCTCGCCGGAGGCGCAGGAACGCGCCCGAGCCACCGCATGATCGTACAGCCCACCAATCCACTGTTGCGCCCGACCTGCCAGATCACCATTGACGGTAAGGACCGCACCGCGCGGATCATGCCGCACCTGATCCAGCTGACGGTGGAGTCCCATCGCCAGGATCACGCGGACACGGTGAGCTTGAATCTGGACGACAGCCAGGGGCAGATCGCCCTGCCGCGCCGTGGCGTGGAAATGCGGGTCATGCTGGGCTTTGAAGGGCTCGGCGTGTCGCTGCAGGGCACGTATCACGTGGACGAGATCGAACATAGCGGCACGCCCGACACCGTGAGCATCGTGGCGCGCAGCGCCAAGCTGACGCGAGAGCTGCGCGCGCGCAAGGAACGCAGTTGGAATCAGACCACCGTGGGGCACGTCGTGCGTGTCATCGCGGGCGAACACCAGCTCACGCCGCGTGTGGCGGCGAGCCTGGACCGCCTGCCGGTGGGGCACCTGGCGCAGACGGAATCCGACGTCGCGCTGCTGCGACGCCTGGGCAAGATGTGGGATGCGGTGGCGACGGTGAAGGCGGGCAACCTGCTGTTTATGCCCGTCGGCGCCGCGCAAACGGCCGGCGGGAAACTGCTCGAACAGTTGATCTTGCAGCGTGCGGATGGTGATCGGCATCGGTTTCATGAAGCCGACCGGGACGCTTACACCGGGATCCGCGCGCGATGGCATGACGTGGGCGCCGGGCGCGGTCGCACGGTGCTGGCTGGCACCGCTGGACATGTGAAGTTTCTACGCGGAGATTTCGCCAGCCAGGAAGATGCACAGCGTGCCGCCGAGGCGGAACTGGCGCGCGTGCGGCGTGGCGCTTCGACGTTCACGCTGGACATCGCGATTGGTCGGCCGGACCTCTATCCGGAAATACCCACGCGTACCCGCGGCTGGAAGCCGGAGATCGATGCCATCGACTGGATCATCGTGAAGGCAACGCATAGCTTCACGCCGAGCGATGGCTATACCACGGCTGTGGAACTGGAAAGCAAGGCCATCGCTAGTGAAACCCAGGCGGCCGACGAGAGTGACGCCAATGGCGATCAGGCCGCCGGATGACTCGCCAACCACTCGGCATATTCTGGAACGGCGCGCTTCAAACAAGCGCGTCGGTGCCTATCGGCCGGACGAGGTGCTATGACCAAGGGCCGCAAACGGAAACACGACCCTAGCATCCCGGCCCACATCCAGCAGTCTTTGCTGCCTGCCGGGTGTTACTGGAACCGGCGCGACCGGTATTGGTACACGATGGTGGAAGGAGAGGCGCCGCGCTTGCGGCGCCTCGGAGGGGAGGACGCGCTATTGTCCGACCTTCACCACGCCATGGAATGCCTTGCAGGTATCGACCGAGATACGCTCGATTTCCTGCTCGACCAGCATGCGAAGTCGGCGGCGTTCCGCAAGCTGGCTCAGGACACCCAAGAGGACTACATCCGTTGCCGGAAGATCATCAACGGATTCCAGACCAAGCTGGGAGTGCCCTTCGGCAAGCTCAAGCTCCGCAAGGTTGACCTGCCTGTAGTGCAGGTGCTGGTGGATGCGGTGGCCGATGGCAAGCGGAGGCACGACGACGACGCCGAAAAGAGGACGCCGTCCAGTGGCGCGCATGTACAGCGCTACCTTTCCGCAGCGTTCGTGTGGGGAATGCCCCGCGGTCTGTGCAAGTTCAATGCAGCGCAGGGCGTGGACATGCCGTCCGAGGTGGGGGCCCATCGCATGCCTGACTTGGTGACGATGAAAGCTGTGGTGGCCCTATTCAAACGCCGCGGCGGCCTTCCTACCCGCACCAAGGGCTCACTGGCGCCGTACGTGTGGGCTGTCGCAGTGATCGCCTACGAATGCCGTATGCGTAGTGTGGAAGTGCGCAGCCTGACCGATGCAGACGAGACGAACGAAGGGGTCATCGTGGATCGGCGTAAAGGGAGCCTGGGCAATATCACGCGCTGGTCGCCACCGCTACGCGAGGCGTGGGAATGGCTCAAGGTCCGCCGCCAGGGCATATGGGCCGGCAAGCGCCTACCAATCCCCCATCGTCCCCAAGATCGCTATCTAGTGGTGGCGGAGACAGGGCGACAAGTAATCAAGAGCACGATGTCAAGCGCGTGGCGCCGAGCCATCGCCACCGCGATCACTACTGGCGTACTCGCCCCCGAAGAGAAGTTCGGACTGCACGCAATCAAGCATCGCGCTATCACCGATACCAAGGGGAATAAAGCCGAGAAACAGCTAGCCAGCGGACACAAGACGATGCAAATGGTCAATCACTACGATCACTCGCGACCGGTGGTTGACCCCGTCTCCGACACCTAATTTTCAACACAATTTTCAACAACGCACAAAAAACAAGGGCTCACCGTGAGGTAAGCCCTTGTTAGTATTGGCGCCCGATGTTGGACTCGAACCAACGACCCCCTGATTAACAGTCAAGTGCTCTAACCGGCTGAGCTAATCGGGCGGGGTGAGTCGCGTAGTTTGAAGT